TCAAATCGCCCGCGCCAGCTTCTCGCGCAGACCGTCCGATGCGTCTGGAGACATGGCCACATAGGTCTCGATCATCTTCGCGGCATGCTGAATCGACCAGCCCATGTGAGTCGCGATCTCGCGCATGGTCGCGTCGGCCTCAAAGAGCCGGGTCGCCGCCGTGCCACGCGCGTCGTAGAGCCGGGGCCGCTTCGCAACAGGCTCGGTCTCGCGGATCTTGCATTCGTCCCGGCGGCGGCTGACCGCCTGCCCCATGTCGTTCTGCGACTTGTAGGGCTGGCCCCGGCCGTTGAGCAGCACGCGCCCCTCGGGCGTGTCCGCCGGCGTCTCGTCATAGATCGCCTGCATCCGGGGCGTGACCGGGATCGAGACCATGCGCTTGCGTTTCTGGGTCCGGATCACAATGCGCATGCCATTCCCCGTCTCCTGGAAGTGGCCCAGGGAGAGGATGTGCAGATCGCCGGGCCGAAGCCCCGTCTCGGTCGCCGTGGCCATCAGGCGCTGCAGCCAGCCCGGCGCAGCGCCAATCTTGCGGGACGCATCGCCGTGCAGGAACAGGGCCAGCTCGGCGGGCGTCCAGATGATGTCTGACCGGTCGGCCGAATAGAGCTTGGTCATGCCCGAAAGATGGTTGGCCTTGACGTAGCTCTTGTCCACCGCCCAGTTGACGATCGCGACCAGATGCCCGGCGCGGGTATCCGCGACCTTGGCGCTGTCAAAGCGGTCGCGCCATCCGTAGACGACGCGCCTGACCTGCGGGTGGTCGAACATCTCGATCGCCGCATCTCCGAACGCAGCGTCGATGCCCTGCTCGTGATAGATGCTGATCGAGTAGTCCTTCTTGGTACGCTCGGCGAGGCCTGCAAACTCCCTGCTGGACAGGAATGCCCGCAGGACTTCCCGGAAGCGTCCCTTTGAGAGGCTGCGCGAGGCACAGGCATCCCGGTAGCCTTTCCAGTAGTCGGGCCCGTGCATCATAGGGCCGTCTGCCGACGACCAGAAGCGCGGGCCACCGCGCCAAGCATAGTGGTAGATCACGGTGGCGCCGCTAGCCAGCCGCTTTGTGACCCGGTGTATTCCTCTCGCCGAGGCTGTCATACCGTTTCAGCCATGTGTCAATGTCCTTGTCAGCCGCCGATACCTTCGCATCAGCCACAGTTTGATCCATCATCCTGATGACAACGGATGTGCTCTGTATCTCGACGGTGGATACATGGCGAGCGGCCGCATTCATGACCGCCTCTGTCACGGCCCTGGCGATTGTCGCTTTCATGATTTCCTCAGACAACTTCAACTGTGGGAAAAAAGGGGGGGGTGGCGGCGTGCCATCCCCCTTGAGTTGCCTAATAACCGTGAACATTCCACGATCATTTCAAACAACTAGGGATAGCTGGAGAAGGCTGCAAGCCGTCAAAAGGCAGGCGGCAGGAAAACCTTGCCTCCTTGGCATGCATCAGATGCCATCTTTGCGAGCTTGCCCTTGGACATGCTGTCAAGGGCAGCGTCATCCCGCTCGGAAGCGGGCGTGTGGTCCTGGATCATCCTGATAAGATGAGGCTTTCTGTATCCGTGGAAGAACTCCTCTGTCAGTGACAGGTGCTTGGACACCGCGTCTTCTGCATATGGCAGCATACTTACCGATTGGTCTGAAATTCGGTCAAGAAGCTGCTTTGCCAAAACCTTTCGCTGCAGCGCAGGGGTCGCGACCCTCAGTTCTTCCTCCGTCGAGCCGATGGCAGAAAGCTTCATCCATTCATTAGATGACCTCACCTGGTCTTCGATCCCCTCGGGGCTGACGATGTCTCTGTCATCCGTCAGGAAAACCTTTTTACAACAAGGAAGCACAGGGTTCGCGAGCTGCAGCGCAAACATGACAAGAACCTCGTCGGGCTTCTTCGCCAAATGCATGCGCAGACAGTGGAGTTTGATCCGTCGGATCTGGTCCACCAGCTTTGCAGGAATCTTCACGACCTCGTGAGTGTTGCTGTCATGACTCGAATCGGCAAAATTTCGCTCAGAACGTTGAAGCCAGCCCGCTTCGTGGAGATGTTCCCGGTCCTCGGGCAGACAATTCTCGCGGACCCGGATGGGGTCTTTCGCCGACCAGCCGAAGGCCCAGACCACGCCCAGGAGCGCCTTCAGCTCGGGCGGCCAGTAGGGCTCGGCCTTGGCTTCCAGCTCGTCGTAGCGGGCGAACCATTCGGGCTCGTCCTCGCGGTTGTGCTGCCAGCGGGAGAACCTGATGTCGCTCCATTCCTCGCGCTCGGCATCGTCCAGCCGGTCGACGCCGGGATGCGTGTCGGGCGCCGTGCTGCCGTAGATGTCGTCGGCGAACCGGATGAACGCCGCGCCGGGGTGCTCGACTTCCACGCGCGCCTCGCCGGCCACATGCGCCAGCGTTTCCAGCACCGAGGGCGTCAGGATGAAGCTCGTCTCGGCGAATAGGTCTTCCTGCAGCTTGCCCCCGGCTTCGAGATAGGCCTCGCGCGTCGTCAGCGCGGCCAGCGCCGACTTCGACCAGTCCTGGCGACTGTTCTCGAAAGTGCGGCGCAGGTCTTGCAGATCAAGGTCGCGGCGGCGCGTGCAGGTCTCGGCCAGCTCGCGCATCTTGCCCTCGTCCTCACGGAAATAGGTCAGGCCGTAGCCCTGCTCCACGCTGATCGAGCCGTCGAGGACCAGCTGGAGCACGTCTTCGGGCAGGCTGTGCACCGCGCGGCGCTGCTTCACCGCTGTCACCGACTTGCCCAGCCTGCGGGCGAGCTGCGCGTCCGAGAGCGCCGAAAGACCGGGCTGGTTGTAGACCATCAGCTCGTCCAGGTCGGAAAGCCGCTGCTGGGTAATCTGCTCGGTGGACCCGGCCGCGCCCGCCCCGTCCTTCGGGATCAGGCGCACGGGCACGAGGAAGCCGTCCTCGAGCGAGCCTTCCTCCGCCATCATGTGGAGCGCACGGGTGCGGCGGCCGCCGGAGACGGCATAGGCCATCCCGTCCTGCTCGTAGGCGATCAGCGGCACCAGCACGCCGTTCTCGGCGATGCTGTCGGCCAGCGCCGTGAGCTGCGCGGGATCGACGCTGGCCTCGGAGCGCGGGTTCTCGGGAGCGACGTGGAGCTTTGCGACGGGGAAGTGCGTGATGTCGAAGGTGGCGTGCTTCATGGGTCTCTCTCTCAATGGAGGATGGCCGCCGCCAGCAGGGCGCAGGCGGCGAGGGGCAGGATGTGGATCAGCGCAACGGTCACTCTGCGGCGCGCAGCGGCCCGATCAGCGCGGCGGGGTCGAGACCGGCAGAGCGGGCATCGGCCACCGCAGTGGCGAAGCGCTCGGCAGCGGTGTCCTCGGGGCTCGGCCTGCGCGGCAGCTCTTCGGCCCAGGTCTCGATCTCGGCCAGCAGCTCTGCCGGATCCTCGCCGAAACCGTGCTTGTTGTGCGGGGCGTAGATCGCATACCTGTCGTCATGCGCCGCGGCGTAGACCGAGAAGGTGCCGTGGTCCCATTTCCCGGCGGTCAGGCGGCACTCGCCGCGCACCCAGCCCTTGCCCTCGATCACGGTGGCGATGCGATTGCAGGCGGTGATGATCTCGTGAAGCTCCATCAGGCGGTTTCCTTCTGGATTTCCCACTTGATCGACGGTCGGCCGCTCCGGCTCGGTCCGCGCTCTCCGCTGTCGCGCACGCGCTTGCGTTCCTTCAGCTCGGTCAACCGGGGCCGGACGGACAGGAAGTCCACGCCCAGCTTCTCGGCGATCTCGTCGGCCGTCATCGGCCCGCCAGCGCAGTCGAGCGCCTGCATCACCCGGTCCCGCAGGTGTCCGGGGCGCTGCTTGCCCAGCATGGCCGCGGTCGCGGCGCTGGTGTCGGTCGGCGCGTGGCCGATCCCGTTGCGGTCATACGGCATGTGCATGCTCTCCTGTGTCGGCGCATAAGGGAGGTGTTCCCCGGCGAAACCGCCGGGGGCTAGTCGTTCCATCCATGTCCGGTAAGGGCTCCTTATCGGAACTCAGGATTTCGGGGCGGTGTAGGTGTAGATCACCGTGTTCACGTTGGTTCCGGCCTCGCGGAAACTGCCGATGGGCAGATCCTTCCAGGCATCGTTCCAGCCCCAGCGGTTGCTCTTTGGCGCGGGCAGCAGGTCATGCTCGCGCGCGGTGACGGGCAGGATCGCCCGCAGCACGCCGCCGGGCTTGAGGAACCGGATCGCGTGCAGGACGTGCTTGGCATAGTGCTTGCCCGCGAAAGGCGGGTTCATCACGACCGCATCGTAAAGGTCGCTGTCCCTGTCGGGCACGGGCACCTGCAGGAAATTGGCGATGTGCACGCCATGGCCCTTGGCCCGGGCCTTGGCCGCGCGCCCGGCATGGACCTCGATGCCGAGCACCTTGGCGCCCTTGGCGCGCAGCGCGTCCATGATGTTGCCGGTGCCGCAGGAGGGTTCGAGCACGCGGTAGCCGGTCATGTCGCCGTACTCGCGCATCAGCGTGTCGACCACGCGCTGGGGCGTCGGGTAGAACTGCAGGTCCTTCGAGACTGCCGTTCCGGTCGCCTTGGCCTTCTCGGCCGCGGCCTCGGGGCTGTCGGGCAGCACCTCGCCATAGAACTCGGCCAGGGCGCGGTTGACCGTGAGCAGCGTCTCCGGCGCGAAGTAGAGGTGCGCGTTGCCGTTCTGGTACTTCTTGCACCAGACGCCGTGGATGGCGTCCTCGGCGGTCGGATGCTTGCCTTTCGACAGGGCCCGCAGGTCCTCGAAGCTCGGCTCGGGATTTCCCTCGAGGGCCGACATGGCGCGAAGGATGTCCTGCACCTTCTCGCGGCCATAGCCGTCCCACTCGCCGAAGCCGGAGAGGATCACGCGCTTGGGCAGGCCCTTGACGCCGACTTTCATCTTGTCGTGCGACTTGAACGCCGGGTCGAGGTTGCAGAAGACCTCGGCCAACCCTTTCAGGACATGATACCGCGGCGCCGCGATGAAATCGCCGAGGATGTCGCGGATGTTCGCCAGCGTGAAGGCGGGCATCTCCTTGAGCTTCATGTCGATGCGCTTGCGGTCGATGCTGCCGGCAACCCGGTCGACATTCAGGCCCGTGCGGGCGCAGCGCCAGGCGGAGGTCAGCAGCGCGCGGGAAAGATCCCGCTGGCCCGGCAGGCGCGGCAAGGACAGCTCATTGTAGTTGCCCTCAATGCTCACGGCCGTGTTCAGCGCGCGGATACGCTCTTCGGTGGCCGCCAGCTCGGCCGCGATCGCGGCGTTCTTGGCGTCGTATTCCTCGACAATCTCGGACAGGGAACGTCGGATGGCGACGTGCTGGTTCATGGTGGCTTTCCTGCTGATCGTGGTGTGGAGCGCTGTTCAGGCCGCCCAGGGCGGCGTGGAGAGCGTGACGCGCTGCGCGGGGGCGTCGGGCGCTGCTTTCCAGAGGTCGTGCCGCGCCTTGTGGGCATGGCTGCTCCCGCCGACATTCGGCCAAGTGCAGCGCTCGCCCGCTGCAGCGAAGCAGGTCGGGCACGGGGTGGCGAGCACGGCTTCGTCATGGGCCATGCTCACCTCGCGTCCGTAGCGCTCCCGGCGCTGAGCTTTCGTCTTGCGCTTGCCGGTCTTGGTGGTCGTGGTCATTAGGCATCCTTTCGGGGCTGGTCTGTCGCCGCCCTCGATTCCGCGCTGTTCTTTCCGGGGGTGAATCGTCAATTCCGCAATAATGCGGCAGGCTGACGCGGCCTGCAGTCCGTGCGGACGGAGTTCAGGCACCCGTCCCGGTGGCTCTTGCCGCCCCAGCCCGCTCGATCCGGCTGGCCTCGATCCGCCCCTCTTCGGTGGGAGCGCTTACCGGCATGGCAGTTGTCACGGGGTGCCTGCCCTGCCTATTAACTTCATCTCGTCGTCCATGGAATTTCGACCCGGGGGTGGGGCTCTATTTCCGAAGGATCCAGTTGATCGCTTTCACCACTAGAATTGCGAAAACCAGAAGAAGATATGCAATCTTCATTCTGAATGCCGAGAATTTCATTTTCTCGCTTTGCACTGCAATGATCTGGGTCTTCATCGGAATTGCTTTCTTGATGTGTGGAGCGCTTTTGAACTGGCGGTGTGGAGCGCTTTTTCCGAGGCCGCGAGGCCGGGCGCAGCCCGGCCGAGCGCGATTTTCTTGCGCTTGCCCAGGAACGGAAAAGCCCCGCCTGATGCCAGGCGGGGCAATTTGCGGGGGCCAGCCGGGAAGGCTGGCCGATGTGCCGGGCGATCACTTGCCGCGCAGTGCCGCGACACGGGCAAGGACTGCCTCCCGCGTCTGGTCCTTCGCGTCCTTCGCGTTCTTCGCGTACGGCTTCCACTTCTCACCGGTGATGCCTTCATAGGCGGCCTTGGTGATTTCGAAATACTCTTCGCAAGCCGGGATCTGCGTCTGCTCGGTTTCCTCGATCTGCGACACGACGCGCTCAAGGTTGCGCAAGCTGATTTCGCTGCCGTCCATCGTGGCTTCGATCTGGTCGAACTTCTGCCACAGCTCGTCCCGGCGCTGCTGGCAATTCTCAAGCATCCACTTGGCGTTGTTGGTGATGTTCTGAAGCGCGCCGCGCTGCTGGAAGGCCAGCGCGTTCGCCTCGCTCGCGTTCGGCGCGATGTAATCGGTGTTCGGGTTGTAGAGGCAGGCGCCAAGCACGGCGATTGCCTGCACGGCTTCATCGTTGCCGGCGTTGCGGTCCTTCGCGTCCTGATAGGCGTCTGCGGCAATGGCCATGTAGCGGCTGCGCTTGCGGGTGGTCGCGTCGTAGGTCTCGGCGCGGCGCTGGCGGTATTCGTCCAGGCGGTTCGCGCGGTCCTGCTCGTCGCGGTGTCCTCCGGTCTCGGTGAAACCGTGGGCGATGTCTTCGGGGTTGAATTGGTCGTATGCCATTGGCTCGTTTCCTCGTGTCTCGGGCTGTCAGGGGAAGCGGGGCGGCCTTGGCGGCCGCTCCCTCGGATCAGTAGCGGCGACGGCGGCGACGGGCGCCGCGGCTGCGATCCTCGGCCCGTGCCGTGATGCCCCAGCCGATGGCGGCGCCTTGGGCGGTGAAAAGGGCAGTCAAGCCCCAGTGCCCGAAGATGGCCACAACACCGGCACCGAAGGCGGCGGCAACGGTGGCGCATGCGCCGATTGCGCGGGTGATGTTCACGCGGCGGCGGGCACGCATCACACGTTCCATTCTTCTGCGAGGTGGGGCGGCTGGTGCTGCTTCACGACATACGAGACGGCCATCCGGTCGTCATAGTCGATCAGGCTTTCCTCGATCGGGAGGAAGTCTTCGCAGGACATGTCCATGCAAAGCGGTTGCTCAATCGCGGGTTCGCTGATACGGGCGTCAAAGGCCATGGGCTTAGGTTCCTTCTAAGCGTTTGGTTTAGGGCTTGGCCGGGGCTGCAACCCCTGCCTTGCCCATCCTTTCTATCTGCCATTCCCTGCCATTCCGAGTTGACATTTTGACTCTGATTTTCTCAGCAGATGTTGGTTCATTTCCACCTGCATTCCATTGCATTTCTGGCGTTAAGCAGAAATACAATGCTTTGCGAAGCCTATGCGGATGATATGCAAAGTCTTGATGCATGGATGGCTATTTCTCCTAGGCATTGTTTTCTCGTCTTATGAACTGCCGTTTCATTTGTTTTTTTCATGTTTTTTTATATCAATCGCCATGCACCGCATGGCCTGAATGGCGTGCGCGATAGCGCATCTTCTCCGAAGCATGCCAAGCGGTCCTGGGCGGGATTGGAGAGATGAGCCCGCAAGGGGCTGAGAAGGCTTGTCCATGGCTTGTCCATAGGCGGAGCTTCAGGGCTGGCGGAGCCTGTGGGCAAGGTGTGGGCAAGCCGGGGATGTCCCTGGGCGACAGGCCGGGTTGGCAGGGCAAGGCCAGTGCAGAAGGGATCGAAGCCCGAATGGGTGGAGACCCGCAGGGGCTCCATGCTTGCACGAGAGCCCGGTCGGGCCGGGATCAAGGCACGATGATCACGGGCCGATCTGCCAAGCTCCATGTGCGGAGACTGTTGCCAGTGGGCCACAAGCAGACATCGTTGCTCAATTGCTACATTGCAGAGAGCCAATTCGGATGGTGCTTCCTACTTCTCCGGGGGCCGGGGGCCGGAGGCACACATCGCGGGTATCCGCAGGTGAAGGCGGCAGGCGGCGAAGCAACGCCACGTATTCGCAAGGCTCGCCCGACTGACCAAAGCCAGACATTCGCCAATCAGCAAATCCTCTAGCTTGACGCAATGCCTCCCGCAAGATCACGCGCAAGCCATGAAACAGCAGCACCAATCACCCGCCGTCGTAAACCAAGCAGAGCTCCCGACGCTCGAAGACATCGCACCGCTCAAGCTCGCTTCAGGCGACACGCTCGATGCAAGACAGAGCCTCGCATGTACGCTGCGCGCAATAACGCAGCTCAACATCGAGCAGATCGCACAACAAGCCGGATACTCCGGCAGAGCAGCAGCCTCGCATTTCCTGCGATCCAGCCGGGGAAGGATGGGGGTTCAAGCAGCAATCACACTGCACCTCGCCGACGCAGGGCGGATCGGCTTGCAGGCCATGATCCAGCTGGCACAGACCAGCAAGTCGGACACGGTGAGGCAGGCAGCAGCAGCAGACCTGATGGACCGGGCAGGCCTCAAGCTTGATGGACCTGAGCAGCAGCCGGGCAGCGCAGCACAGCAGGCGCCGAGCATCACGATCAACATCGGGCAGCCTGAACAGCCTGTCACGCTGGACGTTACGCCCGAGGACGCAGGCCATTAACCCCTGCTTAAGGGTTTTGCTTCAAGCAAGGGAGGGAGGGGGCGGGGCAAAAACGGAGTTAGCCCCGCATAGTGACCCGAGCGCCCCATATAAAATGCAGAAGCAAAACAAGACGGAGGCTTTCATGCTGAAATTGCACATAATCCTGACCGGGAACTTCGACCAAAGTCTCCTCGATTTGGCTGATGTTCGCATCAGTTTGGACCGCACGCGTCTTTCGGGCATCATGCGACGTGATGGCGGCCAGTGCCGGTATCAGCTGATCTCCGTTGACCTTCCCCAGAGCTTGGAGGGATTGCGCCCGCAGAGTTTCGAGATTCACGCGAGCGCGCACCGCAATCCTCGTTGCCTGGCCCGCTGCATCTCAATCTGCGAGTTCTTGGAACGGCGCTTTCACAGCACACCAGTTCCGTCCGACAAAGATGCACTGTAGACGGTGGGTAGGTATACCTCTATTCTTTTCCACATAGAGGAACCATAGGCCCCACGACACTCCAGATGAAAGAACTACTAGAATTACCTTGGCAAATCCAAGTTGTGATTGTCGGAGGATATTTTGGCTACATTGTAGCCTACTCAGGAAAGCGCTCAGCTCACAAATCAGTAGACACCTTAGGCATTATCTTGTGCTTTGGTGGAATTTCCCTTCTTACATTCAATAGCTTGGAAGAACTCGTTCCGAAGCTCATGATTGTCGGAATATTCGACTTCTCCTATCTGAGAGGATTTATCATTTCAGGAGGAGCAATTTCGTCCTCCCTGCTAAGCGCCGTCTTTTGGCGACGCCTTTTGAGCGCGCAAGTCGGACAAGCAATTAGGAAGCTATCCAAAAGCGACGACGATGGACTCTATTTCGGATGGGAAACTCTAATCCAGCACCCCAACTTAGAATACAATCAACTTAACGTTACGTTGAAGAGTGGACGAATTATAGAAAGCTATCCACTTTCTCGCTTCGACAACCTCCCAAACGGCTGCTGCCTTTTGGGAGGTGACGGCTCAATTGGTATGTATGTCACTCACATCACGGAACTTGACGGCACCCGCCGCGAGGCCAAAAATATCATCTGCGACACCGAAGGCGCTCGAATCACTTTCATTCCAGCCAACGAGGTTTCAGAAGTTGATTTTCGACGCAAGATCGTCAAATCTTAGATGGCTTCTCTCACTTGTTTCCGCCATTATCACCCACTCGTGGAGCAGAGGTATTTTCTCCAGAACTGATCGGCTGCACAGACCCCTGAACCCCTCCAGAACTAGTCGGCTGAACGGAACGAATCGATGGCTGCACAGATTTCGTTGTGCTTTCTGGCGTCTTTGTCAAGGCGATTTCCATTTCTTCTTAGGTTGGAATCTGTCACTACACTTTGTAGCAACACTGGGGACATTTCAACTAGCCATTTCCCAATTGAGTATCCGGGCCATTGCTGAAAACACTCGCACAAATTCTTCAGTAAAAGGGTCGAAACCGATGCGCTCACACCCCACTTGTGGAGAAGCTATCGGGGAGAACATGCCGTTGCTGTCGCAGTAACCGAACATTTTTCCTGGATACGTAGTCAATGAAACGCCATTTCTTAGGTGTGGGGCGGCGTATCCGCTTTGCTCCATTGTCACCCCCGATTTTCACTGGGTTACTCTGCCCAAATAGCATCTCGCCCTGAGTCGCTCCGGAAAATGGAGTCTCGGCCAACGGTCGTCTTTCCATTCTTGCCAGCTGCTTGACAACCCCTTCGTCGTCCCATTTCCATGGCCCCCAGCCAACGGCGCCAGCGGCATCCAACGCTCGGCGCTTAGCCTGGCGGAGCCGCAACCGGTCGACATCAACGAATCGAAGATGGAAGAGATACAGATCTGGATCGAAGGTAAAGGGATGCGCTACCGCATGAGGCCGCAAAACACTCTTCCTCCCGAGAACATGTGGTTTAGTGTATAGAGGCGACGCAAAAACATTTCGTCTCTGCGAGAAAATGGGAGCTTCTGGATCGAACGCAGTTTCGCTCTGACGATCATGGAATAGCTCCAACCCCACTCCAGCGCGAATTTCGCCAATAGCAGCACGTTGCTCCAAGTAGTGAGCCAGATTTCGATAGCGCGCCGGGTCTGCCATAAAGATTTCATCCGTGTCATTGAACAACACGAAATCATAGAAAGACAGCAGACCGTTAACGATCCCGCTGATTGCGCCGAAACGCTGATTATCGAAGCTATCCTCGCACCGAGATTCAGAAGTTTCTTCTCGCGGAGGAATCTGAAAAACATTGATACAGGTTCCGCGCAGACCGGTCGGCAGCATCTCAGCTGGCGCCTTAGACGACCCGTTGTCCAAAATGAAGAGATTCTCTCCTCCAAAAATCTCAGAATAGTATCGAAACCAGATTGGCAGGAAAAACTCCTCGTCCTTCATCATCGTTACGCAAGCAACCTTAACCATAATGCACTCCACCTCGAGGACGCCACAAAGCCCTGAACTTTCGTGCTAGCTTCCTCTAGTGCTTCATCTTGACAAGTTGGCAATCTGTCACTGGACAAACGGGACAAGTTATCCCCTTGCTCAACCTTCTGGCGGAAGTTTAGCGAGGGTGAGTTCGTGCAGATGGAGGTGAAATGAGCTTCTTCTACCGCCCTCAGATCAAGGTGCCCCCAATTTCCATGGGCCCCGCCAACGCGCCGTCCTCCGCCTACCTGCGCGGCGATCGGGTGATTGCAGAGCCCCCAAAGAAGCGCCCCGCCTCTCCGCAGATTTCAGCCCGTGAGCATGGCCTGAACAGCCGGCATGTCCTCGCGACCGAGCCTTACGGCGTGCTGTTCAAGGTCGGGCGGGGCTGGTTCGACCTGCGCGGCTTCTGGTGCGTTGAGCGCCTGGGCAAGGTCGAGGTCCGGCGCGGGTCCTCCAAGAAAGTCATGCGCGAGCTCACCGCGGCGCAGCGCAAGGAGCTTGGCAGGGTCCGGCTGAATGCGCGCAGGAACGGTCTGCGCTAAGTCGCGCGCCGGGGTGCGATCCTTTCGCCGCTTGACGGACGGTCTTCGAGCTACGATCAACCACGTGTTGACGGAAAGCAATTCGCCTTGAAAATGCCTTCCCTGACTGGATGATTACGGCACGCTCCGAGGACCATATGAAAAAGAACATCAGCAACCGGATCAAGAACACATATGCTGATGGTCATATCAGCGACGTGGAGGCCGGGCGCCGGCTGTTCTTCAAGGCCGAAGACGATGCGGGCGCCGTCGAGTTCCTGAAGGCCCGGTATCTCGAAGCGCCCCGCCCGATGCTGCTCGAAGAGCTGGGCAACATCCATTTCCAGCGCGGGCAGCTGGTGGAAGCCGAGATGGCCTACACCTCGGCCCTCTTCCGCTCCGGCAACCTGCAGTCGCCGAACCTGATCCAGCTGCGCTATCCGGCCGTGGCCGCTCATGTCGATGACGCGAAGAAGGTGCTCTACATCCCGTCGCCGAAGAACGCATCCTCCACGATCAAGAACTATCTCTCCCTGTGCACCGGAGGCGAAGAGCACGGCGAGGCGATCCATTTCAACATGAAGGTCCCGCGGGTGCTGGTGACGCTCGAAGACATGCGCACCAAGTACGCGGACTACTTCAAGTTCGCGGTCATCCGCGATCCCGTCGAGCGCGTGGCCAGCTACCTGAGCCGCAATGTCGAGGGCGGCGCGCTCGAGCGCTTGGCCTACGGCGCGGGCGTCTGCCGCGACCTGTCGACCAAGCCCTGCGCGGACGAGGTTGCCGAGAAGTTCGACCAGTTCCGCCAGCTCTTCCTCGACTTCCGCCACCACACCAACGCCCAAGTCTACTACCTGTGGCCCTTCATCGGGAACAACTCAGGCCTGGAAATCTATACCATGGGCGGCGTCGGGACGATCCGCCACAAGCTGCAGGACCTCTATGGCTGCGAGCTGCCGGAGCTGCGCTCCATGAGTTCCGGCCCGGCCTCTCCCGAGAAGAGCCTGATGCTCGAACGCCTCGCACCGCTGCGCGAGCACTACCAGGACGACTACCACGTTTTCGGCGAGGCCCTGCAGAGAGCGGATTCGCCGAATCCGATCGTCAAGTGCACGGCGTGGAGGCCGAAGGAAGCCGCGGGCTGGCGGAAGGCGTCGACCTATCACACCGCCGCCTCTGCCCTGCTCGAGGCCCGTCGCCTGCGGCGGCTGGCGAAATGGGCCATCAGGCGCGTCGGCCGGCGCTGAAGCCATGGAAGTTGTCCCGACCACCCTCCCCGTGTTCGAGAACGCTGCCTCCCGCGGAGCCGCCGAGAAGACATTCGTCATCTTCGGCGGCCGCCGCGGCGGCACGACAGCCGTTGCCGGCGTGTGCCAGCGCCTCGGGCTGCACCTTGGCGACAATCTTGAAACGAACCTCGAAGACCTGGTTTTCCGCAAAGAGACCGGGATCGAGGAAATCGCCGAGGCGATCGCGGAGCGCAACGCGGCCCGTCCCGTCTGGGGCTGGAAGCATCCCACGCCGCACGCCTACCTGAAGCAGATCGTGCCGAACCTGCGCAATCCCCGTTTCATCGTGGTCAGCCGCGACACCACGGCCCATGCGGCCGGCATGCTCGAAAGGGAAGAGCGCGACATCGAAGAGAGCCTGCGGCTCCATGTGCGCACAGAGCGCCAGAACCTCGATTTCGTCTTTTCGCACCAGCTGCCGACCCTGTTCGTCAGCTACGAGAAGCTGGTGGTGAAACCGGCCGCGACGATCAAGGAGCTGGCCGACTTCCTCGGCGCCGAGGTCACGTCCCGCAAGTTCCGCGAGATCGGCAGCTTCATCCATCCCGGCTACTACGAGCCCGTCGACCGGTCCGGGAAGGTGAAGACCCGGATCAAGCAGTTCTTCCGGCGCACGCGGGCCATGGCCTAGCCATGTGGAGACGCAGGCCGGACCTCCGGGACGCGACGTCCTTCGACGCGCTCGATGACGAATACCATGACGACGTGATCGACCTGCGCCCCGACCCGGCGGGGCCCGCCGATCTGGCGGATGACGAGTTCCACGACGGAACCGGCGATCGCGCCGCCTCCGCCCTGGGGCGGGCGCTGCAAGGCGCCCGGCGCTTTTTCGCGAGAAAGCTGTTGCTCTAGCGCCACAGGAAAGAACAGCGTCCCCCTGATTTGCAGCAGGGGGCTCCTTCCATGGCCATCAACTACACCGCCGACGGCAAGGTGATGGGCGACTTCTTCCGGTCGCCCGCTTTCGTGCGCGGCCTGCAGGGGCCGATCGGCTCGGGCAAGTCGGTGGCCTGCGTGATGGAATGCCTGCGGCTGATGCTGTCGCAGGAGCCGAGCTTCGACCCCGCGACCGTCCATGAGGTCGAGCACGGCGTCTTCGACGGCGAGCGCACCGGCAAGCGCCGCTGCCGCATCGGCATCATCCGCAACACGACGCCCCAGCTCGAAACCACGACCATGAAGACCTGGCTCGAATGGCTCCCCGAGCACGAGTACGGCCCGGTCCGCTGGCGTGCGCCCTACCGGCAGAACATCCACATTCCCATGCCCGACGGGTGCGATGTGGAGGCAGAGATCTGGTTCCTCGCGCTTGACCGGCCCGAGGACGTGAAGAAGCTTCTCTCCTTCGAGTTCACCTTCATCTGGCTCAACGAGGCCCGCGAGCTGCCGCGCGAGATCGTCACCGCGGCAATCTCCCGCGTGAAGCGCTTCCCGCGGCTGGTCGACGGCGGCTGCACCCGCGCGTGCATCATCATGGACACCAACGCGCCCGACGAGGAACACTGGTGGGCCATCATGTCGGGCCAGGTCGATGCGCCGGACTGGCTCTCGGAAGAGGACCGGCTCACGCTGCTCAAGCCCGACGACTGGGAGTTCTTCGCCCAGCCGCCCGCGGTCCACGATGTCTGGAAGAACGGCAAGCTCGACGGCTACGAGCTGAACCCGGCGCGCGAGAATGGCCGCTTCACCGACAAGACCTACTACATGGGACTGATCCAGGGGCAGACCCGCGACTGGATCATGAACATGCTGCAGAACAAGGTCGGCCGCATTTTCGCTGGCCGACCGGTCTATGCGGGCTTCAACGAGCTGACGCACCTCGTGGACGATCTGGAGCCGGACAGCGAGTACGTGATCGACGTGGGCGTGGACTTCGGCCTGACCCCGGCCGCAGCCTTCGCCCAGGACGTGCGCGGGCAGGTCCGCATCTTCGACGAGCTGGTGACGCGCGACACGCATACCGAGCAGTTCGCGATCATGCTCGCCGGGCACATCCGCCAGCACTACCCGGGCTTCAAGTTCCGCTTCACCGGCGACCCCCGCGGCGACGACCGGCAGCCGAACCAGACCGAGGCGGCGATGACCGCCTTCAAGATCCTCAAGAAGCACGGCATCGACATCGAGCCGAGCTGGTCGAACGACCCGCTGATCCGCACCGGCGCGGTGCAGACCCAGCTCAACACGATGGTCGAGGGCCGCCCCGGCTACCTGCTCAGCCGGAAATGCACCTACCTGATGAACGCCAAGAAGGGCGGCTACTGCTACCTCAAGGACGGCGACACGATCGACAAGAAGTCGATCTTCTCGCACGTCTCGGATGCCGAGCAATACGCCTTCCTGCGCATGGGCTACGGCAAGAAGCTGATCCGCACCGAGGGCCACGGCCATGCCGCCGTGCAGGCATCGACCGGCGGCAACATCCACCGCCACCGGCAGAGCGCGCGGGCGCGGCGCACATCGAAAATTCTCAGCATCGGCCGTTGACAGCGGCCCGGCCCGAAGAACAGCCGGCAAAAAAGGAGTTCCATCATGTGCGGCGGAGTTGTGAAGAGCGTGGCCAAGGCCATCAAGTCGACGGTTGACACCGTGACCGGCGCGAGCGCCCGGCGCGCGCAGAAGCGTGCGGCCAAGGAGGCCCGGCAGGCAGCCGAGGCGCAGCAGGAGGTTGCGGAGGAACAGCGCGTGCAGGAAGCCTCGGCCGCGCATGCCGAGCGGCGGCGCACCTACGCGACCAATTCCCGATCCGGCTCCCGGTCCTCCTACTCCGCCTATTCGGGCGGCATGGGATCGCGGAGCTTCTTCCAGTGAGGGACGCGGGCGACATCCTCAAGCGGCTGGGCAAGGCCCAGACCGAGCGGGCCCGTCTGGAACCGATGTTCGATGATGCGATCAGGCTGACCATGCCGGGCCGCAAGGGCTTCAACATGGCCGACTGGGATCCGGCCTGGGCGGACATCTACGACGAGACCGGCGCCAACGCGGTCGAAGAGTTCGTGAGCCGCATGCAGGCCGGGTTCTTCCCCAGCTTCTCCCGCTTCGTGCAGCTCGAAGCATCGAGCCTGATCCCGAAGAACGACCGGGCCGCCGTGAACCGCGACCTCGAAGAGATCTGCGCCTACATGTTCGAGGAAATCTGGATCTCGAACTTCGCGACCGAGGCCGCCGAGAGCCTGAACGACCTCGCCCTGTCGACCGGCACGCTGTGCGTCGAGGAAGGCTATGCCGGCAACCGGCTCCACCACCAGTCGGTGCCGCTCACGGAGCTGATGCTCGAAAACGGCCCCTCCGGGCAGGTCGGCGGCCAGTTCCGCGAAGAAAAGGACGTGCCGGTCACGGACATTCCCGAGAAGCTCGGCCTGCACTACGACGACAGCGAGGCGCCCGTTCTGGCGGCCGACATCCGGCAGGGCGTGGACCGCAAGGTCACGCTCGTGACCTACACCTACCGCGACTTTTCCAGCCGCGACACCGAGCGCAGCTGGCACATCGTCGTGGTGAAGGACACGAAAGAGGTCGTCTGCAAGCGCGAGCTGACCGGGCGCGGCTCCAATCCGTTCATCAGCTACCGGATGGGCAAGGCGTCGGGCGAGGTCTGGGGCCGCGGGCCGCTGATGCGCTCCCTGGGCGCGGTGCGGACCACGAACCTGATGGTCGAGCTGGTGCTGGAAAACGCCGCCATGTCGATCGCCGGGATCTACCAGACCGACAACGACGGCACGGTCAACGCCGACAACATCAGCCTCCTGCCCGGCACGATCCTCGCCCGCGAGATCGGCACGCGCGGCCTCGAGCCCGTCAACGCGGCCACCGGCAGCTTCAACATGCAGGACGTGGTGCTGGGCGACCAGCGCACCAACATCAAGCGCGCGCTCTACAACGACATGCTGTCGGACCCCAACAAGACCCCGGCCACGGCCTACGAGGTCTCCGAGCGCATGGCCGACCTGGCCCACCGTACCGCCGCGGGCTTCTCGCGCATCTTCTTCGAGTTCGTGCAGCCCTACATCTGGCGCACGCTCTACCTGCTCGAAAAGCGCGGCGACATCCAGCTGCCGACCCAGAACGGCCGGGCGCTGAACTTCCGCCCGACCAGCCCGCTTGCCCGCGCGCAGGCCGGGCGCGACCTGCAGGCGCTCATCCAGGACTTCTCGCTGCGCTCCCAGCTCTACGGGCCGCAGGCGGCCGCGCTCTCCTACGAGACCGAAGAGCTCGAAACCTGGCTGCAGGCCCGCAACGGGCTGGACGAGCGGATCTTCAAGACGCCCGCGGACATGGCGCGTTCCGTGAAGGAGATGCAGGAGCAGATGATGCAGATGCAGGCCCAGATGCAGGCCATGGGCGGAGGCAGCGGCCAATGAGGGACCGCCCCCAGAAGCCCGTCAACATCGACGGCATTCCCCGCACCGCACAGGGCGACGAGCAGATCAACGACATCTGCCGCGCCGCGCTGAACACCCCGGCCGGCGAACGGCTGATGGACTACCTGCGCTCGATCACCGCGAGCGTGGTCATGCCCCCGTCCGCCTCGGATGCGGAGCTTCGCGACCTGGAAGGCATGCGCCGCCTTCACGGGATCCTCGACTACCGGCGCAAGACGACCCCCAAGGAGTAGCAGCCATGCTCAAGCACACCCTCTTCGGCGCGATCTGCGCCATGCTCTTCGCCCCGGCCGACGACACCGGCGGGAGCTTCTTCACGCCTCCGGCCGACACGGGCGGCGATGCTGGCGGCGGCACGGGCGGCGTCGACGCCCAGAGCGGCGATGCGGCAGCCGCCCAGGGCGATGCCGATGCATCCGGGGCCGGAGACACCGGCGAGACCGGAGGCACGCCCAGCGGCGATTCCAGCGACCCTGAGCGGCCCGAATGGCTGTTGCCCAAATACAACAGCGCCGAGGATCAGGCCAAAGCCTACCGCGAACTCTACGGCAAGTTCTCCAAGAAGACCGACGATCTGCGCGCAGAGATCGCCGCAGAGCGCGCAGAGGGCGTGCCGGAGGCGGTCGACGGCTACGAGTACCCTGAGGGCTGGGACGCCCCCGGCGAGGACGTGGACGGCGCGCTGCGCGCGTGGGCGCACGAGAACGGCGTGAAGGGCGAGGCCTTCCAGACGCTCATCAACGACGTGTGGGCCAAGACCATGCCCGACCCCGAGGTTGAAATGCAGGCTCTTGGCGAGAACGCCGAGAGCCGGATCGGCGATGTGAACCAGTGGGTCCACAAGAACGTGGACAAGGCGCATTTCCCCGTCGTGCAGGGCATCATGACCTCCGCCGCGGGCGTGGCCTTCATCGAGAGCCTTGCCGGGCGCGGCGCGTCCTCGGGCTTCGTCACGAATGCAGGCGAGGCGCAGACCCAGCCGCTATCGCGCGAGAGCCTGCGCGAAATGCAGTTCGATCCCCGCTACGGCACCGACGAGAAGTACACCGCCAAGGTCAGCAGCCTGTGGGACAAATGGGGCGCGCAGCAGGAGGCCCGCCGGTGAGGACCGCGGCCGCCACCCCGGAGGACATCGAAGAGCTGGCCCTGAACATGCGGGCCATGGACCGCTGGGAAATGCGCCATGTCGCCCGCGTCTCGGGGCGCGGGCACATTTCCATCCTGGGCGACTTGATGCAGACCTACCGGCAGGGGCCGCTCACGGCGCTGCACCATGACGATGGCGTGCTCGGCATCGTCGGCGTCGTGCCCATGCCGGACATGCCCGGCGCGGGCGCGATCTTCTTCCTCGGCACCGATCTGGCTGACAGGCACACGCTGCCCATGGACCGGGCGCTGCGACGCTGGCTCGCGGCGGAGCTGGCGTCCGGCCGGTGGCCCGGCGGCTTCGGAAACGTCATCCCCTCCGAGCTGCGCTATCGGCGCATCTGGCTCGAAAAATTGGGGTTTGACTTCCCTGTGGCCGAAGTACAACAGCTCCACGACAGCCTTGAAATCTTCTGGATGGCGGGCCGTCGCGATGTCGGCCCCAATGACGCCACAGCGGCCCGCGCCTAGCGGAACACCCGCACCCGGTGATCGGCGGAACACCCGGACCCCCGTTCAATCGATCACCCGGAGGCTACCATGGCCAATGATATTCCCGTCAGCTTCGTGGAGCAGTACCAGGCTGACGTTCACCTCAAATTCCGCCAGATGGGCTCGCGCCTGATGAACACCACCCGCAAGGGCACGGTGCAGGGCTCGACCGTCCACTGGCAGATCTTCGGCACCGTCGTTGCGCAGTCCATGCCGACCCGCGGCGAGCGCCACGTCTTCCAGGAGCCCGGCCACGACCGCGTGTCGGCCACGATGGAAGACTTCGTGGTCCCGACCTATGTCCGCAAGCTCGACCTGCTCAAGCAGAACATCGCCGAACGGCAGGCCCACGCCGCCGCCCACACCTCCGCGCTCGGCATCAAGACCGACGACGCGCTCTTTTCCATCATGGAAGCTGGCAAGGAGAAGGAAGCGGGCGATGCGGCCTACGGCTTCGGCTACAACCACGCCATGTCGATCGTCACCGGGTTCAACAACTCGTATGTGCCCGACGACGGCAACCGCTTCTGCGCGCTGCACCCCAACGCCTGGGCGCAGTTCCTCAAGGTGCCGCAGTTCGCCAATGCCGATTGGGTCGGCCATGAGAACCTGCCCTTCAAGGGCGGCATGTCCGCGAAGATGTGGATGGGCGTCCTGTGGATGCCGCTGCCGAACACCCCATTCGACGGCGACGTGCTGGACCCCGACACCGGCGAAGTCACCACCCCCGGCTCCAACGTGGCCACCAACTACGCATGGCACCGCTCCGTCGTGGGCCACGGCGTGAACCAGGAGCCGGAGACCAACTGGCAGTGGCACAACGACTACAGCCACTATTCCTGCGTCTCGGACATGAGCTTCGGCGGCGCGGTGATCGAGAACAAGGGCTGCTACTCGGTCAAGTCCCTCTCGCCGGCGCCGGATCCCGCGGACGGCTGAGACCCGGCTTGGGGGCCGGATACCCGCTGACAGGCTGACAGCGGACCAACTGGCCGGGCGTCTTTGGCGTCCGGCCTTTTTTCATACGGGGGCCGCATGGCAATTCTCTCGGTATCCAACAGCACCATCAAGGTGATGAACGCGGCGCTCGCGGAGCTGGGCGTTCCGCCGATTTCCAACTTCACCGACAACTCGATGACCGCGCGCACCGGCAACGCGAAGTTCCTCGACACGCTCGAAGGCGCGATCACCGCCTATCGCTGGCGCTTCGCGCAGCAGGTCGTCACGCTGCAGCAGTCCGGCGGCGTGCAGCTCCCGCCCGACTTCCATTCCGCCTGGCGCATCCCGCGCGAGGCCGCGGCCGTGCATGTCGCCTATGCCGACGACCTGCGCGTGCGCTGGGACGTGATGGGCGAGGACGTGCTGATCGCATGGCCCTACGCCAAGACGCCCGCCGTCACGGTCGAAGCCTCCGTTGTCAAGCCGCCCGAGGGCTGGCCCGGCCACTTCCGGCGATACTTCATCCCGCTGCTGGCCGCCGAGCTGGCCATGCCGATCACGCAGGACGAGGGCCTTGCCGCCGGACTGCTCCAGCTCGCCGAACAGCGCTTCGAGCTGGCCAAGAGCCGCGACGCGCAGGGCCGCAGCCCGCGCCGCATTGACACGTCCGCCTTTCTCAAGGCCCGCCGGAGAGGCCGCTACTGATGCCCAGCCTGAGAGACTTCCGCTCGAACTTCGCCGCCGGGCGCACCGGGGAGGCCATTTCCGCCCGCCCCGACGCGCAGTCCTACCAGATGTCCGTCTACGACGCGCGCAACTTCATGATCACCTCCGACAACATCGCCCGCCGCCGCTGGGGCACGGAGCTGATGCAGTGGCGCGATGCCGCAGAGCGGCTTGAAACGTGGGTCGTGTCCGAGAGCGACGACATGCGGTTCCTGCTCGCCTTCTCGCCCGGCCGGCTGGAAATCCTCGACGGCACGCTGGCCAGCCGCGCGGTCTTCGAGGACATGCCGTGGACCGAAAGCACGATGTGGTTCCTGACGATCGGGGCAGAGCGCTACAACGCCGTGATCGCGGATGCCAGCTTCCGCACGCAGATCCTCGCCTTCGACACCGCGGCAGGCACCTTCTCGATGGAGCCGTTCGACTTCGACACCAGCGGGGACGAGCGGTACTACCTCGCGCCCTTCTTCGCCTTCGACAAGGAGGTGAAGTGCAGCTTCACCACCCTGACCGCGCCGGGCGTCGACACCGCGCTCGCCGCCGCGCTCGAGAGCATCCTCGGCACGGAGGCCGGAGAGTTCGACCTCGCCGCCGGGACCGGCACCGTGACCACCGACCAGGACGTGTTCACCGACGAGCACGTGGGCCTGCGCATGAAGATCGCCGACGGCGAGTTCGTGGTCGACAGCGTGGCCGGGCCGCGCGAGGCCTCGATCTCGGTCATTCGCGACATCGCCATTGCGCTCGACGACACCCCGTTCTGGTGCGTGAACGGCAGCAATATCGTGGAGGTCTCCTGCGAGGACCACGGGCTGAAGGTCGGCGATCAGGTCGTGTTCTTCAACTTGCAGCAGGACACCGCGACGGAAGTCCTGCACGGCGCGCTCTACCTCGAATATTCCAACACCACCGACCGGTCGAACGGCACGCCCTGCGCCTATACCGTCAAGCGCGTGGTCGATGAGAACTTCTTCTGCGTCGAGGGCGAGGGCACGGCGTCGAGCACCGACCTTGCCGGGGGCAACAGCGTGAAGATGATGCGCTTCTGGGATCTGCCCGGTCTGCGCGAGCCGGTCTTCTCGCCCGCCCGCGGCTGGCCGCAGGCGGCAGGCTTTCACGAAACCCGCCTATGGCTGGGCGGCTCCGTCCCGCTGCCCGATGCCGCATTCGCCTCCGCGCCCGGCTCGATGCTCGACTTCGACCCCGGCACCGGCGAGGCCGACGACGCCGTGACCATGTACGGGATCGGCGACCAGTCCCGCGTACGGCACTTCGTCAGCTCCTTCGACCTGGCCATTCTGACCGACCGGGGCGCCTACTACGTGCCGGGCTCGACCGAGCGGGCCATCACGCAGGAGACCGTCCGCGCGCCCAAGGCGGCTGACGGCGGCGCGGCTTATACCAAGCCCTTCCTGTTCGATACCGCGTTCCTCTATGTCGATGCCAACGGCGCCAGCGTGCGCGAGATGTCGATCCAGGGCGACGACAGCCAGTATTACATCGCGCCGATCTCCACGGTGGTCTCGGACTGGATCAACGCGCCGCGCCACACCGCGCGCTACGACGGGGCCGCCGATGTGGTCACGCCCTACCTGATCTGGTCGAACAGCGACGACGGCGGCGCGGTGGTGATGCACTCCAACCGGGCCGACCAGGCCATGGGCTTCATGCGCTGGGACATCGAGGGCGCCAGCTTCGCCAGCTTCGCGGGGCTGAGCCGGGATCTCTATGCCTCCGTCGAGCTGGACGACGGGCGCTTTGCGCTGGTGCGCTTCGACACCGAGGGCCGGACCACGCTCGATCTGGCCGAGCGCCTGACCGGCTCGGCCACCGACGAGTGGGTCTCGCAGATGCACGCGGACGAGACCCTTGCCGCGCATTCCGGTCTGCTGCGCCTGAGCGACGTGGAGCTTGACGGCGCCGGGGCCTTCTTCACCGCCGACACGCTGGACGAGCTGTGGATCGGCAGCCCCATGCCCTACGAGCTTGTCGCCCACACCCCCATCGCCGCCTCCGGGCAGGGGCCGCAGCTCGGCAACATGGTCCGCCTCGTCTCCGCGGACATCCTGTGGAGCGGGACGTGGACCGGCACGGTCGGCGGGCAGGAGGCGCTTTCCGCGCTTGACTTCCCGGCGCTGGAAGTGCCGACGCCGATTAGCGAGTGGCGCAAGTACATGATCGGCGAGTGGGGCACGGCCCCGCGCCTTGCGATCGAGGGAAGCGCCGTCGGGGAAATCGCGGTTCGCGCCATGGTGCTGAAGGTCTATTTCTGATGTGCGACGTCCAATCCTTCCTGAGCATGGGTCAGTCCCTCATCGGCGGGCAGCTGCAGGCTGCCGATGCGCGCCTGCAGGGCGACCTCGAAGCCATGAACGCCCAGACCGCGACGATCCTCGCAGGCACGCAGGCGATCCGCCAGCGCGGCCAGCTCTCGCGCGAGTACAGCCGCCAGCAGAGCCAGAACCGCGCCGCGATGGCGGTCTCCGGGCTGGCCGCCGAGAGCTTCGAGGGCGTCGAGGCGGGCAACGAGGCCGACTACCGCCGCGCCTCCGGGCAGATCGACAGCGACCTCGCCATGACCACCGCATCGAACGACGCGCAGGCGACCATCTCGCAGGCCCAGGCACGCCGGGACGCCTCGCTGGCGATGTGGTCGGGCCGCATGGACGCGATCCAGACCGGCGTGCAGGCCGCCCAGAGCTTCGCCTCGGCAGGCATGGGATCCTCCGGCGCGGGCGGCGGCCTGGCCGGAGACCTGTGGACCTACAACACCGGCGGCACGGGCACGCGCGGCCAGCAGAACAGACAGCGGATCAGGAGCTTCTTCTATGCCGGTTCTTAGACGGCCCATCGAAATCAACACGGGCGCCAGCGTGCGCCCGGTCGCCATGACCCGCTCCGCCGCCGGCGACATGATGGCCGCGCAGGCCGGGCGCATGGCGCAGCGGGCCGCGCAGTACGGGCAGGCCATGGCCTCGGCCGCGCAGGAGGAAGGCGAGGCGCTGGCGCGCGCCGCCACCTTCTCGACCGGGCCGAACGGCATGCCCCAGATGCCCGATGCCTCCGGCCAGCGCATGAGCGCCATTGCCCGGCGGACCTATGACGGGGCCATGCAGGACCGGATGGGCCACCAGATGGCAACGGCGATCAAGGGCCGGATCGCGGCCGTGGAAAACCTGCATCCCTACGACCTCGACGCCTTCCAGGACGAGGCCGCGCAGGCGATCGCCGACATGCGCAGCGACATCCCCGAGGGCTTCGAGGGCTTCTTCGAGGACACGATCGCCGGGGCCATGGTCTCCACCGGCGCCAGCATCGGGCACCGGCAGGGGCAGATCGAGCTTCGCAATGCCGCCTCCCGCGCGCCGGTCATGGCCGACGACCAGGTGCGCGCGATCCGCGACATGGTGCTGGCAGGCGACGACGCGGGCGCCGCGGCCATGGCGGCCAACACGCAGTGGATCGACGACCTATCGCCCGCGATCATGGATGACGGCGAGAAGGCCGACCTCAAGCGGCGCATCGCCACGGCGACCGGCATGGCCCGCATGAGCCGCGACCTCGATGTGGGCAACCTGTCGCCCGATGCGCTGATGGACCTGCAGGCCCGGCTCCTGTCCGGCACGGATGAAGAGCTGAACGAGTATTTCACGCTCGAGGACGGCACCGTGGACCGCGAAGCCATGCGCTCCGCCTCCGGCACGGTCACGCAGTTCATCGGCAACGCCAACCGGCGGCTGGCCGCGCAGGAGGCCGCGGCGCAGAAAGCCTACGACCTGTCGGTGCTGCGCCGGGGCGGTGCGACCTCGAACCCGAAGAACCGCGCCCTGCTGGACGAGGACCTGTCGAACGCCCTGCAGCTGACCACCGAGGACGGCCGGCGGCGCGGGATCGACATGGCCGACTGGCTGACCATGGACGGCGACGACCGCTCGAACGCGCTGGCGCTGGTCAAGGATGCCGGGATGCTGCCCGACACTCTCCGGCAGGTGCTCGACCGGATGGACACCAACCCCGACCCGGCCGAGCTGGTGGCGGGCTTCGAGCTGGTGCGCGATCTCTACGAGGGGCCCAACAGCGCGGGCGCCACGGTGAACCTGGGCGATGCGATCCCCGACGACCTCGCCGCGGTCTACGGGATGGTCTCCGACCTGCATGGCGACGGCAGCTACACGCAGGAAGGCGTCGAGCGGGCCGTGTCCAAGGTCTGGGCGCTCCGGGACGAGAAATGGGACGATACCGAGCTGGCCCGCGTGATGAACGCGCAGAACCGGCGCTGGGATGGCCGGGGCCGCGTCACCGCGGACGATGCAGGCGAGGTGCTGATGCGCGACCTGCGCGACACGCTCTACGACGGCGGCGACATCGAGCCCACGCCGGAGGAAGCGCGGCAGGCGGCGTCGGTCTTCACCACCTACCTGCGGCTGGGCAACAACTACCAGCTCGCCATGGACATGACCCGGCAGAGCATGGAGGACCGCTACGTGACCTCCGAGTACATGGGCGGCGTGCGCTCCGCCTATGCACCCGAGAAGTTCTACGACGTGCCGTACCAGGGCATCGGCGACATGCTGTCCCATGTCTCCGGCGAGGCCGCGGGCTGGCTCATGTCGGGCATCGGCTTCTCCCGCGCGGGCGGGCGGCTGGCCTCCACCCCGTTCGAGGCGATCGCCGACACGCGCATCCGCGAAATGATCGCGGGCTTCGACGGCTCCATGGCAGGCGATGCCTTCGAGGGCGAGGCAAGCGGGGAGCGCTTCGGCATTGACGATGCGGACTTCCTGCGCCCGGGCGAGGACTACCAGCTGCGCGCGCAGACCGGCCGGGGCACGCCGCCGGTCTACACGGTCATGATGCGCGACGAGACCGGCACCATGTACCCGGTCGGCACGCTCGACGTGCGCGACGACATCGCCGAGCTTCAGCAGTTCGACCAGTCGCTTGCCTCGCTGATGCGGGCCGAGAACCTGGGCGAACGCGAATGGCAGATGATCAGCGACGAGATCGTGCGTGCGGCCGAGGCGGGCGAGAAGCCGCGGCATCCCTATGCCGTGCTTGAGGAGCACTTCGAGAAAATGCGGGGGCCGAGGGACTGATGGAACAGTATCGCAACCTTCTGGATTTCATCTACCGCGCCGAGAACGGCGGCAGGATCGACTACGATGTGGTCTATGGCGGCATCCGGCCCGAGCACCGCCCGCCGAAGCCGGTCACGAGCATGACCGTGCGCGAGCTGCTGGCATGGCAGGACCGGGTGAACCCGCACTACAATTCCGAGGCCGCGGGCGCGCTGCAGCTCATGCCGAAGACGCTGCGCGGGCTGATCCGCAACGGCAAGGCCAGCCTGGACGACGTGTTCAGCCCCGAGACGCAGGACCGCTATGCAGTGGAGCTGATGCGCGGGCGCGGGCTGGACCGCTGGGCGAGCGGGCGCATGTCGACCGAAGAGTTCGGCAATTCGCTGGCGCGGGAATGGGCCTCCCTGCCCGTCCTGGCCCCGACCTTCCGGGGCAGCCGCCGCATCGAGCGCGGGCAGGCCTATTACGGCGGCGTCGGCGCCAACCATTCCCGTGCGCTGGTCGGCGTGGACGACTTCGAGAGCGTGCTGTCCGGCCGTCCCGTAGCCGCCCTGTCGACCTCCGGGCCGGGGGCGGACGGCGCGCCGGGCACGCAATCGCCGCCTCCCCCCTCGCAGAGCTGGGGCGAGGCTTTCGACGCGGCCTACCGCTTCGAGCGGCCCGAGCCGGATCCTGCTGCAGCGTGGGAGACGCCCGACGTGGCCCTGGACCAGCCGGGCGCCGTAACGGGGCAGCAAGCTCTTCCCGAGATTGATTACGCGACCCGCACCGGGAGGGGCGGCGGGCCGGTTGCCCCTGCGACATCATGGCAGAGTTTTGCCGATGCGGCAACCGACAGCGCAATTGTCCGCTCGGCGCAGATGCAATGGCTGGAACGCCAGCACGAGTTCGACCCGGATTTCGACGTGGCCGCGCAGATCGGCGCGGACGGCATGGCGGGCTTTGCGCGCTATCTCTCCAAGGCGCAGAACGCTGAGCATTACGAGGTCCTGAAGCGCCGCATCCGCGAAGAGGAAATCCGCTCCCGCCGCGCCGAGGAATACGACGGCTGGCTGGTGCCGCTGGCTGGTGGGATCTTCAACCCCGACAACATCCCGGCCATGCTGGTCCCCGGCGGGCTTGCCCTGCGCGGCGGCGGGGCGGCCCTGCGCGGCGCGGGCGTGGCGGCGGGGGCCTCCTTCGCCCTTGATGCGCCGATCGAGGCTGTGCGCGCGGAGAACGACCCGCTGTCGAACCGGCTGGAAAGCCAGCTCAATGTCGGCCTGTCCATGGCCATCGGCGCCGGGATCGGCGGCTACCTGAACCGCAACGGGCGCCGCGCGGCGGTCCGGCAGATCAACACGCAATTTGCCGACTACGCCCAGGAGCACCCCTCTGCCGCCCGGATCGGCCCGCCCGGCCCGGAGCGCCCGGCACTGGACGCCCCTGCCGCGGAGCGGGACATGGCGGCCTATGACCGGATCGGCGAGACCCGGCGCGAAATGCACCGCTCCGAGGCCAACTTCTCGCGGGACCAGCCCGAGGACGGGCAAGCCGGGCTGACCCGCCGCGGGCGCATGCTGGCGCGCATGGTCGACGGCCCGTTCAAGCGGCTGAACCTCACCTCGCTGACCCGCTCGGTGAAGGGCATGGCGGACGACCTGGCCAATGACGGCGGCATGGCGCGCGCCGAAGGCGGCCCGAACGGCCCGTCCGTCTGGATGCGCTCCCGCGTCTGGCATGGCGAGGTCGATACCATCTACCGCCGCGAGACCGAGCTCTACGAGCGCTACCTCGGCTTCGAGCGGAACCCGGAGGTTGCCGGCATCCACCTCAACAAGAGCTTCCGGCGCAAGCGGGCCGATGGCGAGGAAGCCCTGCCGGTGGAAGAGTTCCGCCGCCGGGCCTCCCGCGCGCTGGTCACGGGAGAGCAGGACGAGATCCCCGAGGTCAACGAAATGGCCGGGCACCTGCGGGACAGCTGGAAGCGCTACGAACGCGATGGCGTCGAAGCGGGCGTGCTGTCCACCCGCGCCTCGAACCAGGCCCGCATGGACAAGCTGCGCGCGCGCATCGACCGGCTGGACCGCAAGGCGGCCAATAGCGAAGAGCTGTCCGACAAGCAGCGGCAGGATCTTGCGGTCATGCGCAACCGCGTTCGCGACTTCGACAATGCCCGCCAGGCCGAGGACGTGCCGGAGGACTACTTCACCCGCGTCTGGCGGCCCGCCGCGATCCGCGAGAACCGCGAAGCGTTCATCCGCTACGTCATTGTGCCGCACCTGCAGAAGAACCCGGAGAGCTGGACCTGGGTTCCGTCCAAGTCGCACCTGCAGCGCGAGATGAACGCGCTTATGGCCCGCGCGCCGACGCAGGCGCAGATCGACGCCATGCGCCAGCGCATCCGCGAGGCCCCCGACGAGGGCGGCTGGCAGCGCTTCACCTACTCGCAGGAGGAAGGCGCGGTGCGGGCGCGGGCGGAAGAGATCGTGGAGACGCTGCTGGGCGACGTGGACAACGACCTTGCCCACCTGGGCGCGCTGACCGAGGAAGCCCGGCCGAGCTTCGGGCGCATGCGCCAGCTCACCATGCCGAACGCGCATCTGCTCAAGGAGCACAACGGCATCGCCGACTTCATCGAGACCGACTACATGCATGTGGCCAAGGCCTATGCTGACCGCATGGGACCGGCTATCGAGATGGCGCGGCGCTATGCCGCCCCGAACGAGGGCGTGAGCGCGGCCGATGGCTTCCACAGCGCCCTGCAGCGGGCGCAGCGCGACGAGTTCCGCGCCTTCCTGCGTCGCGAGAAGGGCGACAAGCCCCTGTCGCGCACGGAATCCATGGACCTGATCGAGTACCTGCGCGGGCAGCGCCCGGCATGGCTGCCCCTGCATACCGCGATGAAGCGCATGGAGAAGGAAGCCCGCTCCGCGCTGCGCGCCGCCGGGCTGGACTGGACGGACTTCTCGTTCTCGCTCTTCACCGACGAGACCCGCTCCGGCTCCTTCCGCGCGGCCAGCGGCACCGATCCGGTCAGCCAGATCGGCGTCGATCCGTTCGGCGCAACGCCCGTCGAGACCTTCAACCACGAGTTCATCCACGCGCTGAAGGCTGCGGGCAAGTTCGGCACGGGCGAATGGAACGCCATGGTGGAGCTGGGCCGCCGCCTCTCTCCGCTCTTCGACCTGTCGCGCTACACCAGCGCCGATGCCGACGAGGAAGCCGTCGCCAACCTCTTCCCCATGTGGGCCGCGCTCGGCGGCGACCAGCGCGCGATCGCGCTCATGGAGGAAGCCGCAGGCGTGCGCCCGGCCTTCTCGTCGCTGCTGTCAGAGGGCAACGCCGGCATGGCGCTGACCGCGCTGCAGGCGTTCAAGCCCATGGGCACCGCCCTGCGCTCGGAGGCGCGCTTCAACACGCACTGGGCGCCGATGGAGCGCGACATCCTGCACCTGCGCGACCGGGTGCAGAACCGGGTGATCCGCAACCCCGATCGCTGGGACAACCGCGCCGCCACCTTCCTGCGCAACTATGCCAACCTCGCATTCATGGGCCAGTCGGCCCTTCCGGCGGTCCAGGACCTCGGCACGCTGGTCATGCGCCACGGGCTCGGCCGGACCTTCCAGCACGCTTTCGGCAAGCTGGACGACGAGCTGGCGCAGGTCGTGAAGGCGGGCGGGGACGAAATGCGCAAGGCGGGCGGCATCCTCGACGTGGTGGAGGGCGTGGCCCTGTCGAAGTTCGCCGATCCCGGCATGGACGCCTCGGGCCTGACCGCTCCGGAGCGCTGGTCCCGCGTGCTGTCGAACCGCTACTTCGCCTGGAACGGCCTTGCCTCGCTGACTGCGCGCGTCAAGGAAATCGACGCGGGGCTGCGCGTCACCGACACGCTCGACCGCATCCACCGCGTGGCCGGCGATTACGGCACGGAGGCCGACCTCCGCGAGCTGGCGCGCTACGGCATCACGCCGGATGCGGCAAAAAGCATCGCCACCGAGCCTGCCGCGCGGCAGCCGGGCGGGCACTGGCTGGCCAATACCGACGCCTGGAAGAGCCGCGAGAACGTGATGCGCTTCCGCGCGCTGATCCGTCAGGGGTCCGAGAACGCGGTGCTGATGGCGACCGCCGCCGACAAGCCGGTGATCGCGGACGGCACGGTCTACCTGCGCCGCGGCCCCCGGGTCGATCCGCTGGCGCGCCGCGCCGGGCTGGAGGTCGTGGGCGACTACTGGCAGATGCAGTCGGGCCTCCTGACCCTGCCCTTCTCCTTCTGGTCCTTCGCCTTCGCGGCCCATACCAAGATCCTCACGACGGCCGTTGACGAGCCGACCGCGCGGAACATGGCGGGCGTGGCCTCGCTGGTGGGGCTCGGCTACATGGTCGCGAGCTTCCGCCAGGGCGAGAGCTGGGACCGCCGGGAGCCGGAGGAAAAGCTCTACGAGGCCATCGGCCAGTCGGGCGTGCTGGGCATTCTTCCGCAGGTCCTCGCCGTGGGCGAGCAGCCGACCGGCTACGACATGGCGATGCGTGCCGCCGGGGCCGGGCCGAACGCGGCCTCGAACCTCATGCACGGCGCCGCGACCGGCGACTTGATGGAGACGAGCTGGGGCCTGCCCTTCCGCAACCACTTGCTTATCAAGGATTTTGTCGACCAGATGGTGGACGGGTCGGAAAGGGCAAAAAGCTACTAGACAATCCCCCGCGGGAAAGAACAGCACCGGGTAAATCAACGACCCGGTGCCCAATGTCCGAGACGATCTATCCGCGTAGCGCAACCTACGTGGTCGGTTCGACTGCCAGCGCAGGGCCGTTCGGCATCCCGTTCCCTTTCGTGGACGAGGACGAGATTGCCGTCCATGTGAACGGCGAGCCGGTCACGGCCTATTCCGTCACCGTCGCCAGCCGCTACGGCACCGAGGGCAACAGCCTCACGCTCGAGGCCGCGGTCTCGAACGCGACCGTCGTGGTCTCGTCCGACGTCCTTCCCGCCCGGTCCATCGGCGATGCCTTCACGCAGGTGGAGCTTGCCCGCGAGCTGGACCGCCTGTTCTATCTCTCGCAGGAGGCGTCCGAGCGCGCCGTCACGGTCGATCCGGGAACCGGCGTGGCCGACATCGGCAGCGGGCGCATCCAGTCGACCGCCGATCCGGTCGAAGATCGCGACATGCTGACACTGGGTTATGCCGAGCGCGTGCTGACCGGCGACGCGGCCAACGGCTACGAGATCGAGCGCGGCACGCTGCTGGGCCAGCCCTGGCGCTACGAGCGCGACGAGACCGCCCCGCCTGCCGCCGCCTTTGTCGACACCGCCGGACGCCGCTACCGCCTGCTCAACGACGAGCTGGGCCTTCGCTACTTCGACCGTGACCTGCGCGACGGCGGCCAGATCGGCACCGCCCTGCTGGGCTTCATCGACTATGCCAGCGAGACCGGCCGCGCGGCCGGGGTGATCCCGCCGGGGCTCTACGAGCTAGAGCAGGCTGTGGCCGCCGATGTCGACGGCATCGCCCTGTACCTGCGCGGCTGCGGGCGGTGCGCGACCGGCATCTGGGCCGACAGCGCAAGCGTGCCCGCCACGGCGATCAGCCTGACCGGCGGCAGCCTGCCCGGCGCCATCGAGCTTGCCGACTTCACGCTGGGCTACCGTGGCCAGCAGCAGGCCGGAAGCTGGGCGCTCGACCTGCCCGGCGCCGCGGCTCCCGGCTACAGCCATCGCTCGCTGGCCCTGCGCCGCCTCGATCTGGCTCCTGCCGAGCTTCTGACCGGCGAGGAAGGGCAATCCGCCTTCGCGGGAATGATCCGGGCCGACCACCACATGAACCCGTTCCTGGGCGACGTTCACCTGCAGGGCGGCTCTGGCGACTGGCCGACCGCGACCGGCCTGCAGATCGACGGCTGCACCGGCACGGAGCTTCGCCAGGTCTCCATGCACGACATCGCAACCGGCCTGAGCAGCCTTTCGGACGGCACGACCGGCGGCACCCTCTCGCTGGACGGCTGCCTGTTCGACGGCGTGCAGACCGGCCTCGACTGGCAGCGCGGCGGCATGCTGGCACAGATCGTTGCGTCCGGCAGCACCTTTCTCTATCGCGATGCGGGCGTGAAGCTCGACGGCGCCGGGTCTGCCAGCCTGAGCCGCTGCGGCTTCACGCAGCAGGAGACCGCGCCGGGCGATGCGCCCGCGGACATCTCTTCGCTGAACGTGGCGAGCCTGACGGTCGATGCCTGCACCCATGACGGCGCAGGCGATGCCCGCCGCATCGGCATCCAGGTCGGCAGCGGGACGGACCGGACGCGCCTCACGGGCAGCGCCATCCTGCCGGGCGCGGACATGGCGACTGCCTTCGACATCGCCGACGGCGCCGGGCGCGTGCAGTTCGAGTTCCCGCGCATCGCGCAGGGCGCCTCGGTCGCGCAAAACATCGTCAATGCGGACGGCGCGGACCTGCACAGGGTCGCCGGCGAGCCTCTGGAAATCACGCTCACCGAGAGCGACGACTTCGACGTGATCGCGAATGCCGTCTGGGCCGAAATCTCGTTCGACGCCAGCTCCGGGCACGAGCTTCTGGACGGCTCGGCCGGGGCGAGCGGCGTGACCGTGCCCGCCGGGCTCGGCATCAGCCATGCCCGCGTCATCGTAAACAGCGAGTTCGACAGCAACACCACCGGCAACCGCGGCATGGCCGTGCTCCGCGACGGGGGCATTCCGAACGCGGGCGCCCAGACGACGGTGAATGCCGTGGTGGGCCGCCCCACGTCGCTGAGCGCGCAGACCGCATGGTTCCCCGTGTCCGCCGGTCAGGTGCTTGGCGTCCAGGTCGTGCAGACCTCGGGCGGCGACCTGGCCCTGACCTCCCCCAGCAACATGAGCGTGGAGTTCCGCTGATGCAGAAGCTGCAAGACTACCTGCCGCTGCTGGCGGCCGTCGTGGCCGCCGTGTCGGCCTTCTCCGTTGCCGACATGCGCGGGCAGCTGAACAACGCCCGGCTGGACGATCTGGAAGGCCGGACCCGCACGCTCGAAGCCCGGTCGATCCGGCTCGATGAGCGGCTGCAGACCATCCTCGACGTGCAGCTCGAAATCCGCGAGCAGATCAAGGAGCTGAAAAGCCAGTGAGCTACATCACCGACAGCGCCGTCAAGTTCATCGTCGTGCACTACTCCGCGACCTGGGAAGACCAGAAGGTGACAGCCGCCGACATCGAGCGGATGCACCTCGCGCGTGGCTTCGCCAAAATCGGCTACCACGCCTTCGTGCGCCTTTCCGGCGTGACCGAGCCGGGCCGGGACATGACCCGGCCTGGCTTTGTGGAGCAAGGCGCGCAGGTCTACGGCCACAATGGCCACAGCATCGGCATCTGCTGGGCTGGCGGCCTCAAGCGCGGCCACACGATCAACGAGGGCTTCGACACCCGCACGCCCGCGCAGACGGCCTCGCTAATCCGGTGGATCGACGCCCAGCTCGAACGTTTCGGCGGCGACGGGATGGACCCGGCAAAGGGGCCGGTCGTCGTCGGGCACCGCGACTTCGCCGACGCAGCCACGCAATGCCCCGGCTTCGACGCCGCGGTCTGGTGGTCCGCCGTGCAGGAACAGCGGGCCAGGGCCTCCCGCGCCAAGCCCGCCGGGCTCGCGACGCTCTTCCAGTGCATCAAGGAGATCTTCGCATGACCGAAGTCAGCACGACCGTCAAATCCGCCACCAAGTCGAACACGATCCGGGCGAACCTGCTCGGCGCCATCGGCGGCGCCGTCGCCGCGATCGACCCCGGCACCGTTGTTTCCGCCCTCACCGCCGCGTCCAGCATGACCGGCGGCAACGGCGAAATCGTGATTCCCACCGGTCAAGTCACGGCATCAGGCATAGTCCTGCTGCTCTGGTCGGTGGTGAATGCGCTCATGCGCCTCAAGACCGGCAAGCCGGTTTCGCTGCGCATTGGCAAATAACCCAAGTCAAGAAAGAAGGCTTACCTAGTGACCCGAACTACCCTTCAGGCCGAAGCGGCCATGCCGCTGTCCAACTTCGATGCTGACCTGACCGATGGCACCACCACGGGGCAGGACATCGGCCCGGCAATTGTCGATGCCGTGCGCTATGCCCAGGCCAACGGCAGCGCAACCCTCATCATCCCGCCGGGCGACTGGGAGCTGCGCACGAATGTCGATGTCGATCTCGACACCGACGAGAACGGCAACGAGGTGACGTGCCATTTCAAGATCGTCGGCCAGGGTCCGACCGTCTCGAAGATCGTCTCCAAGGTGTGGCGCTTCCCGGCCCAGGACCGCATCCGCATCGACGTGTCCAAGCGCAACTCGACGCTGGAAATCTCCGATCTGGGTTTCCTCGCGCAGGGCTCCGGCATGAACGACGGCACCTACCTGCTGCGCTCCCGGTCCACCCGCCGCGGCGGCCAGATGCACCGCACCGCAGTGATCCGCAACGTCTATGTCGGCGGCTATGACGACTTCTACGGTCTGAGCCAGGACGGGGAATACTTCGCCAATCTGTTCGACCTGAGCTGCCACAACCGGCCGCTGGTCGAGAATGTCGTCGTCGCGTCCGGCAACCACGAGAACGTCTTCGAAACCGGCGCTGACAACACGGGCGACTGGTCGGACGACAGCGAGCTGTGGACCATCGTGAACGGCATCGTCCTCGACGGCGCCTATGCACCCGAGGTCAACCAGTGCGTGATTTCGCGCGCGAAGTACCCGATCATCTGCCGCGGCAACATCCCGCAGAACGAGACCAGCCCGATCAGCTTCACGTATGATCCGAACGACACCGGCGGGCAGCCCGAGATCGGCGTCTTCACCAACAACCGCTTCCCGACTTGCATTATCGGGATCGTCTGGCACCGCGACGGCGCAGAGCCGGGCTTCTCGGCGCGGGCGAACTTCATCGACTTCCGCGACTATGGCGTCTACGTGAAGGGCGCGGCCATGGGCGAGATCCTTCTGAACAACTTCGTGCAGAAGACCGTGGATGAAGAGGACTATGTGAACCGGGCCAACCCGAAAGACATCTACCTCGATCACGTCATCGGCATGTTCATTGAGGACAACTACTTCCAGGGACCGAACCCCGCACGCCTGGAACCGGAAGGCAGCAGCGCGGATCCGCTCCGGATCGCCATCGACATGCACAACGACGATCCCTCGTCCTATGCCACGACCGATGTGATCGTGGGCCGGAACTATGTCGCGAACGCCGCGATCCTGCAGTATTACTGCCGGAAGATGGCTGACACCGGCGAGCTCTACTACAAGGATCCGGTCGTTGCCGGAGCAGCCACCATCGGCGGGCTCCTGCAGGAAGGCGCCGCCGCGGTTAAGCACACGCCGTATCTCTGATCGCTGCATCAGCATGAAAAAAGGCCCGCCGGATCGCTCCGGCGGGCCTTCTTGTTCATGGTCCATCCGGGCAGGAAAAGGACCCGGCGTCCATGATGCAGGTGTTATTCGTCCCCACCGCCTGCCGGGGTCTCAAAGACGGGCATTTCAGCTCCGTGAGACCCGGCTGTTCTTCGAGGGGGCACGCTGTCAAGCCAACCCCATCCACACATTGCAAAGTGCGAGCACGACCTTTTCCTCGGCAATGAGAAACTGCTCCGTGCTATCGTTCACAGCTTCAGCACTCTTTCCAAGAACGTCATCAGGATTTCCGCGGCGAACGTCACCGGCCAGATCAGGGCCAGCAGCACCACAACGAGCCTGTAGGCCCATTTCCTGTCCGCAATACGCAGGAAACGGTTTGCCATCGCAGCCTCACTCAGCAGCTCCCGCGGCTCCGGCGGATCGAGGAGGATATGGAGAAGGGGCAATAGGTAAAGGATGAGGGCGACGTAAATCACGTACATCTCCTAGATTCTTATGCGGAGGGGAGGATCAGCCGGTCACCAGCGTCAATCGCTCCTGAGCACGGGTAACGGCCGTATAGAGCCAACGTTCGGCATCATCACGGAAAGTCTCGCTTTCGTCGTATACAATGACGTGTTGCCACTGGCTACCCTGCGCTTTGTGGCATGTCATCGCGTATCCATAATCGAATTGCTGGCTGTGCTTGAGGTCGCGCCATTCCAGGTTCTCCACGCCGCCGAGGAAGAACTCCTGGCGCACGGACGTGATGAACGCGCCCCGCTTGCCGTTGTCGTCGTCGGTCAGCTTCATGCGAAACTTGGTGGAGCCGCGCTTGCGGTGCAGCATGTCGCGCACGGTGAAGAGTCCCCCGTTGAAGATCCCGAGGCTCTTGTCGTTCTTCAGGCACAGCAGTCGATCGCCGATTTCCGGCGTGGGCCCGGCGCGGCCGAGCGTGCGCCGGATGCGCTTGTTGAAGCCGTTGCGCAGGGTGTGCGTGCCGACGATCACCTGATCCGCCTTCACGACCTCCTGCGGGGTCAGGGTGCCGCGGGACACCATGCGCACGGCGCCGCCGCGGTCCCAGCTCTGCGGGATGTCGCCATTGCGGATCATGGTCGCCAGGGCGATGATCGGATTGCCCTCGGCCTGCCGATGGATCTCGGTCAGCATCGCGTCCGGCTCGGCCTCGGTGAAATAGCCTGCGCTCGAGACTGGCGGGAGCTGCGCGGGATCGCCCAGCACCAGGACCGGCTTGCCGAAGCTCAGGATGTCCTTGGCCAGTTCCTCGCCGACCATGGAGCACTCGTCAATGACGATGAGCCCGGCATGCACGCAATCGCTGTCCTTGTTCAGCACGTAGGTCACAGACCCGTCCTTGCCGTCTACCGGCTGGTAGATGGTCGAATGGATGGTCGACGCGCCGTGGCAGCCCGAGCGGCGCATCTGCAACGCCGCCTTGCCGGTGAAGGCCATGAACACCACGTCGCCCCGGATGCCCTTGGCGATGGTCTTGGCGATCGTCGTCTTGCCGGTCCCGGCATAGCCGAACAGCCGAAAGATCTGCGGCCGGCGCTCGGCCGGGGTTGCCAGCCAGTCCATCACGCTTTCGAGCGCGATGATCTGTCCGGGGGAATAGTGCCCGACTTCGGGGGCAAGCAGCGCGGAGCCGTCCATGGAATTACCTCTTGAAAAGCGGGACGAGCGCCACCGCTGCAACGATGGCCAGAACAATCCCGAGAGCTGGGGAGGCCATGAGCGCGGCTCCGAGAACCACGCCCAGGCAGAAGGCGCGCGCCTGCGGCATCAGGCGCGCGGCGCGATCAGAAAGGGATTTCATCGTCCGAGTAGCCGCCGCCATACGCGCGCTGCTGCTGCGGGGGCTGCTGCTGCGGGTTGTGGGCCGTGCCGCCGCCATAGCCCTGCTGACCATAGCCGCCGCCGTCATTGCCCCAGCCGTTGCCGCCGCCCTGCTGGCCGCCGCCCTGCTGCTGCCGCTCGCTGATCTTGAGGCTCAGGTAGTCGCGCCCGTCCTTCGAGCGCTTCCACGCGGCGAGCCGCATGTGCGACAGGGGGCCGTCGCAGGGGCCGGAGAACTGCGGCGACCGCTCATTCTCCTGCCGGTCGTTCGGGAAGAGCGGCCCGATGCGCTGGTAGAGCACGAGCTGCTTCTGGCCGTCCCGGCTGACCTGCTCGTACATCATGACGATCCGCGTATCCTGCCCGTTGATGTTGAGCTTGCCCGAGCCGGAAAGCACCTGGTCGTGATGCGGCTTGAAGACCATGCCGCTGTTGGTGTTGTCGTAGCCGCTGCCGTCTGCCATCTGTCTTGTCCTCTTGCGTTACCAGCCCGAGGGGGTGCTGGTCTGTCTCTGGTGATCGGGTTGGCGCGCCTGCTGCTGGCGCTCTGCGTGCTCGCGGTTGACCTGGTTGGCCACGCGGTCGAAATCGTCTGCGGGATCGCGCCCTGCCTGGGTCTGGCCGGTCAGGTGCTCGCCCTGCGCGTCCCAGCCTCCGCCGCCCTGCGGGCCGTAGTCCTGCCGGGACTGCTGCTGGGGCGGGCCGTCCATGCCCGGCGCGTTGTGCGGCTGGCTGGTGTACTTGTCATCGAAGATGCCGAGGAAAATGTCGGCGCAGGCCCCGAGCCAGCTTGCCGCCTTGGTGTAGGCGTCGGTCAGGCTCTTCTTCGCCGCGTCCTCGTCCACGATCCACTTGCCCGACTTGGCCATGTAGACCATGGGCGTGCCGCCGAAGGCCGAGAAGGATCGGCGCTCGCCGCTCTCCCGGTCGATCAGCCAGAACTCGATTTCGAGCTGGTGGTGCTGCTCGCGGATGATCTCGTAGCGCACGCGCTTGGATTTCATCCGCGGCTCGGAGCCGGAGGTGTCCATCTCCTGCTCCTGCTCGACAATGATCGAGTGCGGAACGCCCTCCCGGACGGTCTCCCGGACCACGTTGAAGCCCCAGCGCGCGCCGATCGGCCCGAGCGCTTCGGTCAGCTTCATGATGATGTAGGTGGGGTTCGGGCTGTCGCCCTTGTAGCTCTTGCCGGTGATCGGCTTGGTGTAGCTCCGGTCCACCGGCCGGAGCGTTTCCCACAGCGCGATGTTCGCCGTGAACTTGTTGTCGAAACTGCCGTCGGGCATGGGAGCCTCCTTAGAACGCTGCCTGCCGCGCTTCATCGAGAAGCTCGGCCATGAACGCCTCGCGCGCCGCATAGCCGGGCTCGCAATGGCCCAGGCCGCTGCGGAAGGCGTCCATCAAGGGGTTGATGATCCAGTGATCCGCGGTCTCGATGACCCAGCGGTTGTCAGGCTCCCCGGCGAACACGCCGGAGAACTTGATGGTGGCCAGCCCGAGCCGCGGGTTGGGCCGGGCCGAGACATAGCAGCGCTTGGCGTCGAGCTGGTCGCCCCGCTCGATCCGGGCCAGGATCAGGTCCTGCACCGGCCGCGCGGCGTCCTCGATGTAGCCCATGCCTTCCAGTTCACGCAGGTTCGAGCCGTCCATCAGGCAGCCTCCTTCTTCGCTTCGTCGTGGATGGCGATCAGGATCGCGCCGCGCTTGTTGCGCTTCATCGTGATCCGCGGGTGGTAGACCTCGCTGTCGGTGTCCTTCACGAGCTCTTTCAGCTCTTTCTTGACCTCTTCGTGCCGGGCGGCCGCCAGCTTCGTGGTCACGAACTCATCGACCAGCGCGGGGATCTGGTTGTTGTCGCTCAGGTCACGGCGCATCATGCCGTTGAACGGCACGGTGTTCTTGATCGCGGCCGGAACGATCGGCTTGGGCTTCATGGAGCTGTCGAAGAAGCGCGGACTCGGCGGCGTCTTCGACTTGACGTGGTGCCAGAAGGCATCGCAGCGCTCGATGTAGTGGCGCTGCCAGTCCTCGCTTGCGCCGATCCAGATGTATTCGGGCTGCGCCGCGCCGACGATCACCGAGAACAGCAGTAGCTCCGATCGCCAGCAGAGCATGTGGTGCTGCAGCTGGGGCATGTAGAAGTCGGCGGCTTCCTCCGCGTCCGCCCACCGGCCCGTGTGCTTGACCTCCATGGGATAGACAAAGCCGTCGGGCGTGCGGATCAGGGCGTCGGGATGCGAGCCGATCACCGGGTTGTGGAAGGTGCCCTCGGGCTTGAAGACCGCCTCGTGCTGGTCGCCGTCGTCCTTCAGCTTCGAGTGCTTGAAGCCCTCGCCGTGTTCTTCGGCCAGCTTGGCGATGGTCCAGTCAAGGTGCGCGTCCTCGGTGGCGAGGCCAAGCTGGACCGGCCAGGAGCCCGACAGATCTTCGCGGGGCTGCAGGCCCATCTTCTCGCGGTACATGCGGTTCCAGTCGCCCGAGAGGATGTCGCGGGCATCGGACGAGCCGAGGTATTTGTTCCGGTCCATGTCAGTGTTCTCCGAATGGGGCTTGGTAGATCGCGTCGTGGTGGACGATGGTCGCCTCGTTGGGCGTGGGGCCGTAGCGTTCCTCGCAGCCCTCCTTGACCGAGCTGAACAGCCCGGCCAGGTCCTCCATCTGGACGCCGAGCCAGACGAGCGGGATCAGCGCGGCGCAGGCGTTGTAGAGCACTGCGTCGACCAGCTGGGAGGCCTCGGCGTCGTAGGGCAGGAGCTTGTTCTGCTCGGCCACGAATGCCCGCTGGCGCTTGTCCTCGAGCGAGAAGGCGAAGAAATGGGTTCCGGCGTCATGCATTGGCGGTCTCGATCTTGCGGTAGAGGATGCGCAGCCCGGCAGTCAGGGCGGCGCGGGCAATGGACAGGCCCGACAGGCGCGTGTGCAGCTCTGCCCAGGCAGGCCAGAAGCGCTCTTTCTCGGCATACTCGGCGAGCACGAGCTGGACCTGCTCCGGCGGGTAGGCTGCCAGATTGCGCGCGTACTCGGTGAGCATCGCATTGCGGTCGTCGTCGGCCATTCGCTCGTGCTTGGTCTTGAGCCAGAGCTGGTAGAGGCTGACGCGCAGCGCGGCGGAGTCGGCAGGCTGGTCGACCAGCGCGGCCCCGGCGGCGGCGATGCTCTCGCGCGTGACCGCCTTGGGCACGAACCAGCTCCGCATGTGCAGCCGGCAAAGGTAGAGCGCGTCGAAGTTGCGCTCGATGTCCTTGATGTTCGCCCATGTCGGGCTTTCGTCAGAGGGCCATGCCCCCAGACAGGAAAGCGCGGACCGAACCCGGGCGATCTCCGCGTCCTCGATCTGCAAACGCAACTGGGCCGGGCGGCCTGCGCTCAAGGATCCGGGCGATGTTCGCGACGAAATCGCCGTCTGCGTCTCGGTGGAGCCGCCCGGCACGATGGGACCAGGATGCGAAGTCAT